CCCCTACTAAGTAAGGAGTACCGATGCCAGCTAGTTATGTGACAGTAGCCGAGCTACGTTCCAATTTAGGTATCGGTACTCTTTACTCAGATAGTACTGTCGAGGAGTGCTGCCAAGCCGCACAAGATCAAATTAACAGTTTCCTTTGGTTTGATTCTGCGCCAGTCGTGGGGACTGCATTGGTAAGCAACGTTGCCACAGTAATGTTGGCCAACCCCGGTTTATTTACTACAGGCGAAAGCGTGACCATATCCGGGGCTGGCTCGACATTTAACGGCACTTACACAATTACTGCCACGTTGCCATTTAGCACAGGCACTACAAATTTATTGCCAGCATTTAATATGCAACTTAATTATTACCAGCAACCACGCGGCTATAGCTTTATTCAATATGCCAAGGTTGCAGCAGATGAAAACTTTAGGCGCGTAGTGCCATCAGGCTCAGCAGTAGGTGCAGATACAAAGACTGCTACCTACGTTAATACAGCAAGCGTTAGACAAGCTGCGATGATCTTGGCCGTAGATATATGGCAAGCGCGCCAGGTATCTCAGACAGGCGGCGTAGGACTCGATGGCTTTAGCCCTAGCCCTTACCGCATGGGTAACAGCATGATAGGCAAAATCAGAGGCCTCTTAGCCCCGTACGCCAGTCCGAATAGCATGGTGGGGTAAATGCCTACCGCTGCAATTACCACGCTGCGTAGCACCATCGCAACGGCTTTAACCAATAACGGAGTCTGGTCGGTATTCGCATACCCACCTGCAACCATCTTGGCTAACAGCTGCGTAGTGATCCCAGCCGATCCATACCTAACGCCTAGCAATAACAGCTACATAACTATTTCGCCTATGGCTAATTTTAAGATTCTGCTAACTGTGCCGATGTTTGATAACCAGGGCAACCTGCAGGGCATTGAGGATTTTATTGTTGCAGCCTATACAAAACTAGCTGCATCTAATCTCGTATTTAATATAACTAGCGTTAGCGCGCCTGGCGTATTAAATGCTGATAGCGGCGATTTATTAACCGCCGAATTTAATATATCCATACTAACGAGCTGGAGTTAAACCATGTCATACACAGATGAGGATATTGCCTTCTTAATTAAGATCGGGCAGATCACAGAAGCACCAGTAAAAGAAACAAAAACCAAAGCACCTGCAACCGAGAAAACAGAGGAATAATCCATGAGTGTCTACCTAAGCAATACCGTTGTAGTTACATTGAACTCAGTCGTACTGACTGACCATGTAACGGCAGCCACAATTAATAGAGTTTTTGACGAATTAGAAGTTACTGCGATGGGCGATACAGCTCATAAGTTTGTTAAGGGTTTGGAAGCGAGCACTATCACTTTGGATTTCCTAAGCGACACGGCTGCTGCAAACGTAAACGCAACGCTACGCGCTGCATGGGGTACAACAGTACCGCTAACACTAAAGCAAACTAGCGCGGCAGTAGGTGTTGATAATCCTTTATACAGCACTACGATTTTGGTCAACAACACTACCGACATTAACGGCGCTGTCGCAGACATCGCTACACAATCAATTACATTTACTTGTAATTCACCTATCGTAATTACAACTTCCTGATAAACAGAATAGGGGCTAACAGATGGCTAAGTTAAAGATCACAAAGGCTGATGGTTCATTATCTGAACACCAGATAACACCATCGATCGAATACGCGTTTGAGTTATATGCTAAAAAAGGTTTTCACAAAGCCTTTAGAGATGACGAGAAGCAGTCGGATGTTTATTGGTTAGCGTGGGAGTGTTTAAGAGCTGGCGGCGAAACCGTGCCAATGTTCGGCGCATCGTTCTTAGCAACACTTAAAAAGGTTGAGGTTCTGGATGATGACCCGGAACTATAGGGCGTGACTCGTTTACTTACTTGATCGCACGGATCAGTCTGGAAACGGGTATCGCGCCTAACGATTTACTAGCACTAGATAGCAGGATGTTTAAGACTTTATTACAGGCGATGAAAGACCGGAATAAGGAGATGCGAGATGCCAGTAGCGGTAAAAGGCGGCATTGAACTTCGTAAAGCCCTTAGAAAATTTACGCCAGATCTAGCCAAAGAAACACAGAAAGAAATGTCTGCGTTGCTTAAACCAATTACAGCTAAAGCGCGTGGCTTTATTCCATCTGATGCACCGCTATCTGGGTGGGGTAAAGCATCCGTTGATGCTAGATGGTATTGGGATGGTCGAGCTGCTAAAAAAGGCGTAAGTTACAGAACAACGCCTAGCAAGCCTAATCGATCGGGTTTTGTATCTTTAGCCCGTATTCAAAATGCATCTAGGTCTGGCGCAATATATGAAACTGCAGGGCGTAAGAATCCTGGCGGAAACTTTAGCCCACGTTTACCATCTACTTTAGTTGGCAAAGGCAAAATGGCTGGCCGCGCAATCTTTCGCGCATGGTCAGAGGATAACGGCAAGACAAATGCAGCTGTTATTAAAGCTGTTGAATCATCTCGTGATAAATTTAAGTTGGCTGTGGGGAATAACTAATGGCCGTTGATCCATCAATAAGAGTAGATTTAGCCGTTGAATATAAAGGCAAAAAAGCTTTTGATCAAGCAGATAGTGCCACAAAAAAATTAACTAGTAATGTTAAAAAACTAGCTGGTGCTTTTGGTTTAGCTTTTAGCACTAGAGCCGTAGTCAATTTCTCTAAAGCATCTGTAAAAGCTTTTGCCGAGGATGATGCAGCCATAACAGTATTACGGCAAAACCTTAAAAACTTAGGCTTGGCTTACCAATCGGTAAATGCTGAAAACTTTATAGGCAAGTTAGAACAGCAGACAGGCATATTAGATGATGAACTAAGACCAGCCTATTCAAAATTATCAAAAATAACTTTATCAACTACTAAGACGCAGGAGTTAATGGCTTTAGCCGTTGATCTAGCCCGGTCTAATGGCTTGGAATTCTCAGCGGTCATTAACACTTTATCTCGCGCTTACGTTGGAAACTACAAAGGCTTAAAGCAATTAAACACAGGTTTAACTGATGCAGAACTAGCAACTAAAGATTTTGCTGAGATTCAAGCAATTCTTATCAAACAAAGCCAAGGTGCTGGTAAAGCCTATATTGAAACTTTTGCCGGATCTATTGATAAATTGGCTGTTGCATCCGCTAACGCTAAAGAAGTTATAGGAGAAGGCTTAGTAGATCTATTTGCAGACATGGCGGGTAATGGCGATATAGATGCTGCTACTGCTAACGTGAACAAGTTTGCTACAGCTGTTAGCGATTTGCTTAAAGATGTTAGCGAATACAACTTAGCCGACTTTGTAAGTGCCTTTGTAACTGGCAATATCACAGAAGGCACAGCCTCTAAATTAGTTAAAAGACCATCGGCGCGTAGATTCTTTACAGGCGGATCAGGCGTAGATAGTGATCTACTTGCTGCAAGAGCCGCCGCTAAAGCTGCCGCCGCTAAACTTGCAGCCGATAAGAAAGCTGCAGCTAATAAAATTAAAGCCGACAAACAAGCAGCTGCTAACAAAGCTAAACTTGATAAAGCCGCTGCTGTATTTGAACTACAAAAGATCCAGATAGCCGCTGCGCTAAAGGGCAAGATAAGCGAGGAAGAAAAAACTCGCTTACTACTTATGCAGGCTATTGAAGAAGGCAACGCAGATAAGGCTGAGGCACTAGCTAAGAAGTTAGAGGAGATCCAGGCAAAAAATGCCAAGATTGCTGCCGATCTTTTAGCAATCGGTGAGGCCAAAGATCCGTTTTCTACATGGGCAGGCAGTTTAGTTTTAGCGTTAGAAGCCCTACGCAAACTAGGTGTAGGCATAACAAATTTGCCTGGTGCAATCCCTGGTGTTAATTTTAATCCTGCGCAAAATGCGGATCGTAATTACGATACAAAAGCTGCTGCTGCTGCCGCTGCCGCTGCTGCCGCTGCTGCTGCTGCCGCTGCCAAAGCCGCTGCAGACAAAGCTGCCGCAGACAAAGCTGCCGCCGAAACTGCAGCGATACTTGGCGGTGCTGCCGAAAAAGCCGCTGCTGACAAAGCTGCCGCCGATGCTGCCGCTGCTAAACTTGCTAAAGATGCCGCTGCTGCCGCCGCAGCTGCTCTTGCAGGTGCTGAAATTACTAACAATCCTGCTCAAAACGCAGATCGTAATTATGATGCTAAGCGCGCTGCCGAAGCTGCCGCCGCCAATGCTGCCGCTGCTGCCGCAGCTGCTCTTGCAGGTGATGGCGTTACTAATAACCCTAGTCAAAACAGAGATCGTAATTATGATGCTAAGCGCGCTGCCGAAGCCGCCGCAGCTGCCGCAGCTGGTGCTTTAGCTGCAGCACCTACTAATACTTCCTCTGGTGCTGGTATGACTTTTAATCCTAGTCAAAGCAGAGATCGAAATGTTGATAGTGGAAACACACAAATTACTATAGTGATCGAAGGCAACGTATTAGATGGCGATGACTTTACCGAAAAGGTAAACGATGCATTACTAAATGCTAACAGGCAAGGTTTGCCACGCACAGCTGCTGGATTCTTAGTGGATGCCGGCTAATGACAGTCCCAGTAATTAACGCGGTTATTAACTTTTCTACTGGCCCTAGTTTTGCACAGGCTTTTATTATTGGTGAAGGCATATTAGGTACTAACGTACTGGCAGACTCAGCTGCAGTTATCGTAGATGTAAGTGATGTAGTAGATAGCGTAAGCATTAAGCGCGGCCGTAATGCTCAGGCAGATGAATTCCAGACAGGTACGCTAACCCTGCGTATCGTGGATCAGTTAGGTGCGTTCAACAGCCAGAACCCTAGCAGCCCTTATTTTGGCCTGCTTGATCCGATGCGTAAGGTATCCATATCTGCTACTTATAGCGGCACTACCTATCCGATGTTCTCAGGGTTTATTACTAGCTATACAACCACTACACCTAAGAACGCTACCGATGTAGTTTATACAACCATACAAGCCGTAGATGCCCTAAGACTGGCTCAAAATGCCCAGATTGCTACAGTCACAGGTGCGACTGCTGGCGATTTAAGTGGCACAAGAATTGACCAGATCCTTGACCAGATTGCTTGGCCAGAATCGATGCGTGATGTTGATGCAGGTTTAACTACTATGCAGGCAGACCCCGGCACAGCTCGTACATCTCTAGCCGCATTACAAACTGTTACTAATAGTGAGTACGGCGCGTTCTACGTTGATGCATCTGGATCTTTCGTATTTCAGGATCGATCAGTAACTACTGCCAGCATCGGCGGCACACCTACAGTATTTAACGATAACGGCACAGATATTGGCTATTTTAACGCTGTGTGGCGACTAGATGACACCCTTATATTTAACCAGGCTAACGTAACCCGCACAGGTGGC